CGTTTGATGCATTCATAGAACCATTGCCTTGCGGTGCGCCTCCTCCTCCTCCTCCGGGAGGTGCAACATCAGGTGGAGTCATTTCTTGTCCTTGCTGTGCTGCCATTTCTTCTTGAGCAGCCATTTGTTGTGCCATCATATCTTCTTGCGCATCCATCTGCATATCCATCTGGGCCTGTCCCATTCGAAGTTGCATTTCCATTTGTGGCGCTAACATAATTTCTTCAGCTTCTGCTTGCCTGCGTGCATCTTGCTTAAGAGCATCTTTTTGAGCATATATTTGTTCTTCCGTTAATCCCAATATATGCGCTCTTGCGTAATCCTGTCCAATCAATTGGCTAGCAATTGCTTTTGTTCCTATATCAAATTTCATTCCAACTAATTCAAGTTTTTGCATTTCGGTGATAGTACTTGGATTAGTCATTTTTAATTCAAAATCAACTAAATCCTCTTCTTCAAAACCTAATGCAAATAAATGAATAATCCCAATTTTAGTTAATTCAGATATAAGAATCTTTTGAATACGCTGAACTGTTCTTGCAAATCTAATATCTTCTTGCGATAATAATGATTTAGAAGCCACGTCTGATTCATAAGACAGGTAAGCTCTTGGGACTTTAATTGCTGCGAATAATTTATTTTGAATATACCTTACATCATCAATATCGCCTAAATTTTGGGCGCCCGGCAGTGTATCAATTTTTGAGCCCACGGCTCCTCTAACAGGAATAAAATAATCTTCATCTACAGCCATTGGGTTATATCTTAAATCAATATTACCGCTCTGATCAATTAATGGTTGCTTTTTAAGATCGTTTTTAACCTGTAAAATAAATTGTTGAACTTCTTGCGGCGGAATGTTGCCCACATCAATATAAAACACTCTACGTTCAGGAGAACGCGTAATGCGATAAACAAGCATTGCATCTTCAATAAGATTTAATTGTTTCCAAATTCGTCGTGCTGGTTCAAGAATACTTTTTCCATATGGAAGAAATATATCATCACCAAGTAATCTAAAGTGTGCTATTTGCCAATTTTCAAAAATTGCACCACTTTGATAAGTCCACTTAAACCTTACTGAATTAGGATCTCCATCATAGGCCTCCTCGCGTTCAATTTCTACTGTAGGTAGCGGCATCGTATTGACAACTCCTTCTTTGTCTACCACCTCTAACAACAAAAACATATCGCCATATTTACAAAGATTCCGGCACCAATTCCATATATTATATTCGATATTTAAACGATCAAAATAAAGGTCGCTTAAAATAGCTTTAATTGATTCATTATTTGAATCAATTTTTAAAATGTCACCTTCTTCATTATATGTTGTTGTATCATCCGCATAAATATCGAGTGCAGATGCCAACTCCGGCGTATATTCCATTAATTCATAATCACGATATCGTTGATATCTTTCACCAGAACCCGCTAAAGACGATTGATAAATATTATATGAATTTTTTGCAAACCTATCCCAAGCTTTTTGTTGGCGCATTGAACGTGGCGCCTCGAGAGGAAATTTAGAAATCCCAACCGGGCCTCTAACTAATCGTCTTAATTTTGCGTAAAAATTTCTTCGTGCCATTATTTTTTCTTATCCAATAACCAACTTATATCTTCTTCTCCTTGTCCACCCTCACTCCACTTGTATGGATCCTCTTGTTGACCTTTACTGGTCATAATTGGAGATGTGGGAAAATTATTGCTAGAAAAAGAAAAATTGCCTAACATATTTTTATGAGCGGCGTCGTCTATATCATTTAATCGTAATGTAGTTGCTCTTACATACAAACCAATTGCCAAACTCATTATTAAATCATCATTACAGTTATCAATTGCTTGTGCTTTACCATTTTTCCAAATAAATGTCATTGCTTCAGAAACAAACCGAGAACTATGTAAAACAAATTCTTTTTGTCGAACATCTTCTTCTAGTTTACTTATAATCAAAGGTCTTGTTCTGGATGTTGTAGAAAACCCAGGGACCTGTGATACTCTTTTATATTTAGATTCAACAGTCATTGGATCAACATAGGAATGTGTTTTTTCGCTCCAATATAAATTAAGATATTGCCTATCAATAACCTTCTGTATACAGGCATAGCCTACTGAATTATTTTCTATTACCAATATTGCATTATTGTATTTAGTTGCAACCTCAACAAGGAAATGACCAAATTGATCTGGTGCCATTTTTCCTTTATATTCCGCAGCTTGTTCATAACGCTCAGCATCTATAACATGAAAAGCACTATAGTCATTACCATCGCCTCGGGCCACATCTGCGGTAACTATATATTTTTTATTATAATTAGGGTATTCCCAAATCCAAAAATTTCTATCAAAGCCTGTTTTTTCAACTGGCTCTTTGATTAATTTTTCAGCCTGATACCATTCCAAATCTTCAGGATTAATAACATTATCTCCTGAATGCTGAAAATCGCAATCATGTTCTTGGGCAAACCTTTTCACTCCAATTGCTTTTAATTCTTTTTTTGCCCAAGGCTTATCTCGATCTGGGTGGTCTTCCCATTTTACAATTTGCGGATAAAAATCATTTAATCCTTCTAAGGAATCTACCCATGTGCCGTGAAACCAATTCCCAACACCATTAGGAGATGATATAACAATACAATCGCCACCTGTTGCTAACGTAGGTTGAATAGCTGTCCAAATTTCAGTAGCCTTATCAATAAAAGCCCCTTCATCAATTACTAATAAACTTAATGACTCTGAACGACCCGCATCAGACGTAGTGCTAATTGCCTTTACTCGAGAATTATTTGCTAATTTAATTAATAATTTATTATCTTGTAACATGGTAGGCTTTAACCAAGTAGGAAACGAATCTAAAATTAATCTTACTTTATCAATCAAGTTTTTTGCAGTTTCTTGTTTAATGGCCATAAGTAAAATTTCTTTATTTCTAAAGAAAGTTAGCAGCCATGCAATATATCCGGCTGCAATGGTAGAAAAGCCTAGCTGTCTTCCTTTTAATACAACATTATATCTATGGTGAACAAAATTATCAATTGCTGAGGCCTGAAAGTCATATAGGTCAAAAGGAATTACTCCTTGGGTGGGGTGCTTAATTTTAGCGTATGTAGTGAGGGTATAATTAGGTTCTTGTCTACACTTAACCGTTTCCTGGATAATAAAATTTTTATTCGGTTTCATGTTATAAATAGAATCAAACTCCTAGTAACTCATCGTAGAATTTAACTCTTTCATCAATCTTTAGATTAACGTCATATTCTTGTTTTATCCACTTACTAAACTTTTTACCATATGCAATTCTTTCTTTAGGATTTTCTATCCAATGGCTAAGCGCGTCTACCCATGGTTTTGCATATTCATAATTTATTGCGGTATGCTTAACTTTTAATTCTTTTGGCATTTTATTCCACATATCTTCATAACCGCCCCACTTTGTATATACAGAAGGAACACCAAAATAACCCGGCTCTACTACTTTAATTTCAGATTTGCATGCATTAAAAACATTATGCTCTACGTATGCTAAGGAAATATCTAACCAAGTATAAAATTCAGCATATGATTCTAATGGTTTTGCATCATAAAATTTAATTCTATCCCTTGCAAGATCGCTAAACAATCTTTCTACACGATATTTATACTTACGCTTTTCATCCGTTACTTCTTCTTCTGTAATGTTTTTTGTACCGTCTTCGTTTTCTGTAACATTTACATAAGTATCTTTTAGAGCCATTCCAGCCACAATAAAATCAACGTGTTCATATTTATCATGAATCATTTTCATAATAGGTTTTAGTTTTACTAAATCTTGAAAATGACTAGTTAGGCCAACCCACCCGACAACAATGCGATCTGTTACGTCTTTATCTTTTGCAAAAGGATTAGATCTTTTAATTTGCCATTGAGGAAGATCAAAATCCATTTGGTTTCGAAAAATTCTTACTTTTTGATCATGACCTCTAAGTTTATTAAATTCTTTTTGCAATCGTGCACCGGTGGTGGTTACCCAATCAACATTTTTTAATTGAAATTTGGCCATCTTATCTTTACCGGAAGCATACCACATATCTTTCATCGGATGTCTTTTAGGTAAATCATATTCATTATCATCCACATCATGAACTACTATAGGTCTCTTTTGATCTTTTGGCCACATATTAATAACTTTTGTAAAATGTTCATTTTCTGCACCGGCTCGGTGCTGAATCCACAAGTCTGCAATCTTAACATGATTGGGACTCATTCTTTCGGTATAAATTAAATTATATTTATCTGGATATTTTTTATATAGAGCGCACAGTGGTAAAAACAGTCGCCAATAACTTGTTCCCGTTTCAGAAGGAGTAGAAAAAACTATTGTTTTTTTCTTCAAGTCAACATTTGTGTTAATGAAAAATTCTTTAGCGAGCTGTCTTTCGTCGCCATTAGAATAAAGCAAATTTACATCACTCATAAAAACCTCTTATTTTATTATTTTAAACTGAATATTCGTATGCGCAGGTATAAGTCACGTAAGAACGATTTTTTTGATGTACTCCAGTTTGAACATCTGCTCCTGGAAGAGGTAAGTCTCCGTAATGATTACCATACATTTGTGTAACAAATGAATGAGTTACTTCCTTTGCAGTTAATGTTTTACCTGTTTCTTTTTTAAATTCTTTTCTTATTAACTTTACCACATCGTTGCATTTATCTCGATAATCTTTTTCTGTATTGTCATCGACGAATACAAAATCATTGCAAGTCAAAATAAATGTATCAGATTCTAATTCAGGATCGCTATCAAATCTTACGTCACAATTTTCAATCTTATGAAATGCGGCAATATTTCCTATAATATCCCTGGCTTCTAAATAATCTAAAGGTTTATCAGGGCCTGCCTCATCATAGTCTTCAAAATCTATACCAGATTCTGATTTTTTACGTACGGGGCCAGAATATTCATGCCCGTTGTCTTCAAATACGTCTGTATCTTGATAAGAATCTTCGTAATTCCACTCTGAATCTTTTAGCTTTTTATAATAATCTTTTTTTGTTTTTTCAGCCATTATTCAACATCCTGTTTATTATATTGTTTTTTTATTTTTTCTACTTGTTCAAATTCCGTTAAAAATTTTTCTCTATGTGAATTTACATGCTCATAACATTCTGAGCACATGCCGTAAATTCTATAAAAAACTTCTTCTCTGCCATTTAAAACTAGGGTAGGATTATCTTTTTCCCTAACCTTTGAACAAGCGGGGCAAAATGTTTCATTTACCGGCTTTAAAGCTCTAATTTGAGACCAATATCCAGAAGTTTGACTACCAACCCATTTATATTCCTTGCCATTTTTAGTAGTTACTTCACCCTCTTTAGGCGTCATCTGTTGATTCATCGTCATCGTCTGTTTCTGGCACTTCAGGCTTATTCACGCTAACTGTCGTCTCACCATCTACATCATCGCCGTCGGCAGTTTGCAATTTAACTTTAAATGCTTGAACCAAAACGTTAATTAATGCATTAAAATCATTAATGAGAATTGGATTTGTGCCACCGTCTGAGCTGTCTCTTACAACGAATCCATTCTGTGCTTGTTCTATATTAATAACCATTTATTTTTTCTCCTAATTTTCTGATTATTCGTTTATGTGTTATAATAGGATATTTCTTAATCATTGTAAATAAAATTTGTATCATTAATGTGTTTTGCATGCGGAATAGTCTGAATATACGAATCCAGATAAGGAACCGCTAAAGCATTGTTTTAGTGATGCATTCGCATCTGCGGATAAGGCTATATAACGAACAGGCTTATCATAAGAGATAACAGTACTCTTATCATAAGCACTAGAAGTTCTTATATTAAACCAGGGTACCCATCGCGTTGCAAAATTAGCGTCTTCTGAATATGTACCTGAATAACCCGCATCGGGACCGCCCATGCCACCCCCGTTTTCATTTTTTATTGGATTAGAATTATTAACCATTAAATATACGGCAGTTGTTGCATCAAGTACTGTTGCACTTAAACTATCAGATATTGCTAAAGTGAATCGGCCGCCAACATATATAGGATTAGATGATGAAGAAGCATCACTCGTTGCTTGCAATAATATATTTTCATTATGTTGTAATAATCTTGCCATTATATTTCCTTGTTGTAATAAATACTAATTAATTATAAAAACCTTCTAAACTTCTAGCGACCTTTTAAACCATCCGTAGTAAAATTTTTGTAAACTTTCTTTTTTACCCACTAAATCAGCATAATGTTTAACTCGAAAAGCCCTTACGCGCTCAACTTCAACACCTTCTAATGCTTTTCTCGTAGCGGGACCCAAGCCTCCATCTACATCAATATCTTCTTTATTTTTATTATTTGCCGCGTTTTGTAATATTTTAACTGCCCTGCTTTTGCCCATATTCACACACATATCAAAATATATCGGTCGTAAAATTGCTAAAATTGATTCAACCCTACATTTATCCCAATAATCGCGCTTATAAATTCCCTTTGCTTCGACCTCAGTTAAATTTTTTATATCAACATCAGGATACGCTTTTTTACTAATACCAAATTTTGTTTCACCGCCTGGATCATCTGGATCATTAACATAGCCTCCTTCGTGTTTCATCAAATTTATAAAACAAGTATCAAACATGCTTATTTCCCTATTGTATTTGCGACTGAGGCGCCTGCATATATAGTTAAGGCACCGTATACGTAATATAGCCATTTATTATCATACCACTTAGGTTGAACTAATTTATTTAATTCTTTATACTCTTCAACGCTTTTTTGCAAAGTTTTTATTTCTTCATTTTTAAGAACAATCATTGAAGAGTCTTGTCCAACTCTAGCTTGATAATTAGAGATCTGAAATTTATAGTTTTTTATTAATTCTTCATTAATTTTATTAATGGCATGGCATTCGGTTATCTCTGCATCAATTGCAATAACTTCTTCATTAGTAAAACATTCTAGCCCTTCATTTATTTCGCCGTCTTGCGATATTGCGCAAGTTACCAGCAGCGCTAGAAGCAGACTTTTTACGCTTCTTAGTCTTAACATTCTTTTTCTCTTTTTCTAATTGTTTAATTTTTTTAGCCGTTTTTTTAATATCTTCATTAGTAATGGCGGTTTTCTTTTTTACCTGCTTTTGTTTCTTCTGTATGCTCTTCAACTTTTTTTCTTGTTTCTTAATAATCTCTTTAGAAACCTTCTTATTTTTATTATTACGGGAGGACAAACTTAATGCAGCCAGAAAACCGCCAATTAAAGCGACAACCCCCAGTAACCACTTTCCAAAACTTTTAAACATTATTTTTTACCAATTATCTTTTTGATTGAGCCCCAGACCATGTCTAAAACAATATCGTCATACTGCGTGGGTGATAATTTCACGATTTTTTCCAAAATCATAAATGCCAGTAAACAAATATCCCAATTTGCAATTATCCAATCCATCTTTAATATCTCCTATATTATACAATAAATAGTTCCAACTAAAAAGTATATCACCACTTTCTTTTCTTATATTCAGCATGTGATTGATATCTTTCTTTAAGCTTTTGCTCTCGAATTTTATTTCTTTTTTTAATTCTAGCGATTTGTTTTTTTGTACGCCCAAATTTTTTATGAGATTCAGCTAGTTTTTTTTTAGCCCACTTTCTTTCTTTTGCTTTTTTATTGGGCATTATTTCTTTTTCTTTTCACCGTGATACACGTAGGCATGTCCATTTTCTACCAATAATTCATTTACGGACCTTTCTTCACCTTTCACAAAAAGCTCGCCCAAAACTCTGCCATACTTACCAACACCATGTGACTTAATTAAAAACTTGCCACCATCAGAATTTTCTAAAAGATTTTTAGTAAATTCTTTAGCCGCCAAACCCTTAACTTTTTCTTCTTTATTACGAGTTCTACACTCCCAAGCATCTACACCCATAAATCTAATTCTTTTCTTTACCCATATATTAAAACCCAAATCTATCATTGCATCTGCAGTGTCTCCATCTACGACTCTAAGAAGTTTTGCCGGGTAATTATACTTGTCAACTTT